CGTAGTACCGCACGAGCGCCGTAGCCGCAGCACGCTCCCTGGCAAGCAGGGCGGCGCGGTAGCGGACGACGGCCTCGTATACGGCGGAAGTGGGCATTAGATATTCTCCGGATTACACGTCCACACATAGCATGCGGTGTCCCATTCGTACTCAACAATGGCTTCTCCGCCGCACTTGGGGCATGGTTTCAAATCGTCACCCATCGTTTCACTCGCTCCTTTCAAAAGCTTGTGACTATACCCAATAGGCAGCTTCGGCGTCATCGAAGCCGAGTTCCCAATCCCAATATGCCCGAGTGTCCCACTCATAGGGGTTCTCGGGATAAGCCGCCCCATTGAAACGGGCGTCTGCCCATTGTCCCCAGGCCTTTTGACCTTCCATGTAGGGGTTGACCGTCTCGGGCATTACACCACCCCACGCTCAAATGACCGCAGCAACTCCCCGCCGACATTCGACTGCTGCTGCAACTCGTCGGCGGCCATCGCCTGCATCTCCGCGATCTGGTCGGCGTCGTAGCCCATCTCGCGCCATAGCTGCTCGCGCGGCACGCCCATCCGCGACTTGATCTCCAGCTTCTCCATCTCCTGTTTCTCGTCGCGTGTCTCGAACGGCTCCCACGTCGTTTCGAGCGTCGCGTCCTCCGCCAGTGTCACGCCTCGCAGCCGGCCCAGCGACCGGCACACGTAGAACACATCCTCCCAAGCGTTGCCGATCTGCGTGGCGTAGGCCCGCACTTTTGCCAGCAACGGGCCCTCCTGCTGCTTGAGCGTGCCCTCCGCTGCCACCTGGCGCGTTAGCTGGAAGCGGCTGGTCGGCGTATCCGTGACCTGCGCGAGCGTCGTGATGTGGTTATTAAACGTCTCGACCAGTGGCATCAGGTCAGCGGGTGGCAAGACCTCAGTGCGGGCGTCGGTGTTGCTCGTCCCAATCCACGCGCCGGGGAAGATGCTCAAATAGTTGTCGCCGTCGCTGTCCGGCGCCTTGCCGTCCATCGTCGCCAGCCAGCCATAGGTGAGACGAATCGGGAAGCCGCATGCATCCGCCGTGGCGATGATGTCCAGCGCCGTCTTGTTGATGAGGTCTTGCAGCGGGATCGCGTCCCATAGCTCCAACCGGCCCGGCTTGCGGAAATGCGCGAACGGGATGCCCAACGGTTGCCCACCGGCGTCCGTCCACGGAATCGGCCAGGGTAGCGCGATCTCCGTCTCATTGCCCTCAGCGTCCGTCTGCACCTCAGTCTCGATGAACGGCTGCCAGCCGGCGTCCTTGTACGGGCCGCCGGTGCCCGAGACGTAGCGCTCGATACGGTCGGGGTAGTACAGCGTCATCCGACTGCGCGTGCGGCGCTTGCCCCGCTCGTCGGTGTACGTCTCCACCCAGCGCTTGCTCACCGCCTCTAGCGGCTGGTGCTGGTCGTCATCTACGTAATGCGCTTTGCAGCCGAAGCCGGTTCCGCCTAGTTCCGGGTCAGTGTAGCGCGGGTGGGGCAGCAGCCGCGGGAATGGTGCGCCCTCGGGCCAATCCACCATGATGAAGTATTCGCCGTCGTTGATCGTGGCGTGATGGACCTCCTGCTGCTTGGCGTCCATCCGGTTTTGCTTCCACACGTCCCAGGCGAATTCGGACAGCGCCTCGTCTGCCGACTCGAAGCCCGCGACGATCATGCGCTCGGTCGTCGCGTCAACCACGGTAGCACAGAAGTTGACGGCGAAGCGCTCGTCCTTGAGGTTGAAGCCCAGAAACTCCTCCTGGCGCTTGGTTAGCTTCGCTCTCTGGTCGCCGTCATAGTACTCTCGCGCCGTGATGATATTGAGTTGCCGCGTCCGCTCCTCGTCTGCCTCGTATTGCGCTCGAATCAGTTCCAGGTCGATCATCCTCACCTCAATAGACGTAGACGCGACTGCTCAAGGGCAACAAGCGCGCCTGATTCGCCAGCGCGCGGGCTATCACCGTGTCGTCGTGCAGGCCCTCGGGCGCGTTGTATTGGCTCCGCCCCGTCACCGGAGATACCTTGCGCTCGTATGCCTCAAGCTCGGCGGTAGCATAGGGTATGTCCAACCACTGCACTTCCTCGCGCTCAAAGGCAAGGACCAGTGATTCAATGAGCGTTGGTTTGCTCGATGCAGTGAACACGTATCCCCTTACCACGATTGACATGTTTCAACAATCCTTTATAATTGCCCCAGTCTACACCCACGCCGGAGGATACAATGATATGCGATTATTGCGGAAAGCCAGTCGATAATCGAGACTCCACGCGGTTCTGCGACTGGCAATGCTACCGTGCCTATCGCCGTGAACACCCCGAGGAGTTCGGGAAAGCGTCCCGGGAATATGCTTGCGAATGGTGCGGGAAACTAGTGCATCGAAAACCGTCCGAAGTTCGCAATCACGTCTACTGCTCAAGGTCTTGCTCCAATAAAGCGCAATCCGCCACTCTGCACGATCACCCCGAGCTGCGCCTCAGTCAAGGCATTCCGATAGTTTGCGCCCATTGTGGAACAACGTTCTATGTGAAGCCTAACCGCGCAAAAAAGGCCAAGTATTGCTCTAAGTCGTGCGCCGCCGCCGCGCGCTTTGGGCAGCCGCTTCAAATCACACGCAATCGCGAGTATTCTGGCGAGGGCAATCCGAACTACAAGGGAACCAATAACTGCATAACCGCCCGCCGAATTGCTCTCGACGCCTTCGGTGCCCGCTGCATGGTTTGCGGCTTCGCCGCAGTAGTCCGCGTCCACCACATTCGCCTCCGTTCTCGCGGTGGAACCAATGCCTTGACCAATCTTGTCGTTCTCTGTCCCAATCATCATGCGATGGCCCATGAAGGAATGCTGTCCGCTGATGAACTGGTCACGCTAAATCGCGCCGCAATTGCTCTACTAGAGGTGACCCAACGCCAGACTCATCTACAAGAAGCTCCTCTACCCGCCACTGCTGGCATATCGCCTTGATGCGCTCCATCTGGAGTACATAGTCCATCCGATTGAATCGTTCTAGCGCCAATTCCTGACCACAATCTGCGCATATCACGCTGATGGCGGTGTAGTCATGTTGCTTGGCAAGGTCCAGGCCAGCAACGATCTTATGCCCTCGATGGCGCCCGATTACAGGATGTGGAGTGGCGTGCAGACATGCCGCTATGTTTCGGAACACCGCCCCCTGATTCTCAAGGAACTCGGCTAGGATCTCCTGCCGGAACACGTCTTCCGGTGTAGTGGCGTAGATGTGTTGGATCTCAGACCACGGGATGTCCGGGTTCTCCAATGCGTGCGGTTCACGCACAAGCTCGCTGCCCTCAATGCGACAACCAAGCGTCGGGATCTGCCAGCGCGCCGAATCCTCACGGTCTAGCGCCGCCACGTATTCGCGCCAGAACCAGTTGCGCCCCTTCGGTGTGCCGATCAGCCAGGCGCCCCCGTTGGTATCAATGAGCATAGGGCGGATCACCTCATACCAAGCTCGTTCTGCTACGTCCCCCGCCTCATCAATGATTGCTCCGTCTGCTGTATGCCCACGGGCGTTGTCCGGGTCGTCAAGACTGCGATAGACAATGCGCCCGCCGGTCGGGAAATGCGCTGTCATCGTTGATTGGTGGAATTGCGCTACACCGCCCGCGGCCTTGCGCGATTCTTCCCAACCGATTCGCACCTGGTCGAAGGTGGGCGCGCCCCAGATCCACGTATGGCCCTTGATCGCACCCTCTACCGCAATTGCCATAGCCAAAGTTGTCTTCCGCCATCTCCGCCCGGCGCTCAGTACATTAAAGCGCCGCGCCTGTGTCAATACGGCCCGTTGTCCCGCATGTGGGCTAGGTAGCTGGATCGTCGCCACTGTGCCGCCAGTCGTTCACATACTCGATACGCAAGGCGCCGCCGTCCTCTCCGGTGACTTCGGTCGTCTGCTTGGCCTTGCCCATCTCCCACTCGATAATCTCCGTCGCCACCCTCTGCCGGAGATTGTCGTCGTCGCTATCCAGGCCCTTGACCTTGACAAGCATCGCCTTGGCGAGACTGCGGCGGCGAATGTGTCGCGCCGTCACCAGCCCATCCAGCGCCATTATGCGAACTGCATCTTTGACCGCATCGGGCCAACGGTATACAGTATCCGGCTTCATCCCGATACTCTCGGCGGCTTCTTTGTCGGTCGAAAACTCCTGGCGTGCCACGACAAAGCGCACTTGATCGAGCGTCAAGCTCTCAAGCACCCTCTCTAGCTCGTCAGATATGGATTTTTCGGGATTGCTCAGGTTCTCCACCGATCTTCGCCTTTTGCGGCTCCATCGTCACCGTTACCACCACGCCCAATCGCTTCAGCTCCATTAGCTGCGCCGCCGCGACAACCTGGCCCTCGTCCGTGTCGAGCGTGACGCGGATGCCGCCATCCGCGAGCGTCTGTACCTTCGCTACCGCCGCCGGGAACGTAACCGCATCGCTCACCGCTGCACGACCTGCACCGAGATGGTGCGCTCGTCAACGCGGCCCGCGCTGGTCGTCACCTCGCACGCGACGGTGTACACCGTGACCGCGGTCCCA